TAATATCGTCGGCTGTCTTAATGTATCTCTTAATTTTTGCGAACTCGTTCTTAGAGTAATCTCCAACTGAAGATTTCCAATCGGGTTGATGAACTAGCGTCACATCAGAGAAAGTACTTATTTCTTCTTGACGTTTTTGCTCGGCCTTTGTACCAGAGCCAGCTTTAATATATGAGATAAATTGATATTCATTCGTGTCAGATTGCCAGACACAAATACCAGGGGAATTAAGCGAGAAGTCAACAGTAACTAAATTCAAATTAGAATCTTTTACCCATCGCAGCACCAAGAGCGGCACCGACTAATCTGGAGGTTAATAGATCGTAGAATATACCTTTTTGAATACCTAGTACTTTAGCTAACATCTTACCGATAGATTTTCCTAAGGCAAAACCGGTTAAACCACCGATAATAGAACCTAAAAGACCTTCTTCAACTAGATCTTCTTCTAATCTGTCTAAATCAAATTCACCAGTCTCTTCATTTAAGTATTGTTTTACAAACTCTTCTAGAGCTTGGTCAACTTTTTCCTCTAATTCAGGAGTCCACTCAGACTGTAGGCCTTCTGTTAATAGAGCCATATCAGTTTCTGTGAGTTGTTGTTCAACTAAGTAATCATTAAATGTTTTCATAATGTATATATCGTTTAATCTATTTCTAATCTTAGGTCGAGTTTATTATAGAAGAATGTACATTCAAATGTACTAAAGTCTGCTACATTTTCAGCCATGTTTAGATTTAACTCATTAATTGAGTTCATAATTATTTTATTGAATTCCATATAAGCTACAGAGGCACCTTCCGCATCTAGAATTCTAAGAGTCATCGGTTCAATATATGGCTCTTTAGTTTGTCTTGCGTAATAATATAGAAGCGTATCCATCATAACCCAATAATTAATAAACCCATCTAATAACTGAAACGTAACCGTAAATTCTCTAGTTATTGTATTTTGGATTGGAACAGCTCCTCTATGGTATCTTGTTGTTCCATCATTATCGGCTTGCGTAATTGGGTCAAACGATATACCAGGAATATTAAGGCCTTGAATAGAGTAATTGACAAAATCAATTGGTTCTGCTAACAGACCGCCTGGCACTTTATTCAAATATGCTCTGTACTTCTCAGCCACTTCATCAGGGATAAAGTTTCTTGGGAATCTAAAATCGTATGCGTTATTTCTACTATTTAATACCATTAGCTAAGTGTGAATTTACCTTTTGTTACCATGGTTTCATCTGTGCCATTATCTAAACTAATATAGAATGTCTTAGATTTCATACCTCTAATTGTGTTAGCGTTCTGTTCGTTAATCTTAAATAAGACTTCACCTTTACCCATATCAATATCTTTATTATAGACATGGTTAAACTTCAATTTGGTATTACCATCGTTAAAGGTTAATATCACTAGCTCTGCATTTTCAAAAGAGATATATTCAAAATCATCACCTCTCTTTTTAGCAATAACAAATTTTACATAAGTTGCGAATGGGGGGATTGAAATACTTAAGTCTCCTTCATTTACGAACTCTGAAGTTTCTAATTCTTCAACGCTTGCTAATAATTCACTACCAACACCACTACCAGAGCCAGAACCAGAACTTAATCTTTGTAAGTCTACTCTAGCACTAGATGCAATTACATTATATCTTTCTAAAAAGACTGGTACATATTTTACGGGTCTAGGTAGATTATCAGTAATAAAACCCTCTACTGTTTTATTAGAAGTTAAACTAGGTAATATATTATAGACTTCTGTCATTATATTAGGACTATCAATCTTTAATCTAGCTAATTTCTTTCCGTATCTAGAAGCTTGTGAAGTTGTTAAACTTGCTCTCTTTGTAATTTGAGTATTATCTGTTTGATTGTAAATTCTCATAGTTACATCAATTGAGAAGTTTACAGCATTATTTGCATTTTGAATCACTGGCCTAAAAGTAATAGGAGTACTAAAATCTTCATATTGAGTAAATGTATTACTTGAAGTTTTAATTTGTGATGTACCAACTTGTTCAAATACATCAACATCAAATATTACAACAATATCATCTGATGAGGACTGAATTCTACTTAAAATATGTCCCTCAAATCCGGCAATAGAATTATCCTTCTCACCGTAAATTTTAAAGTAGTCTCCATCTTCTGCATCTTCTACTGCTACAGTAAAATCAACAAACTCATCTTCTCTAGAAACAGTGAATGAATTCTCTTCTCCAGTATAAACAAAATCATATCCGTTTAAAGTCTGTAATCTATCTAAAAGTTTAAATGAAATGTTATAGTTAGATAGAGTATTTAAGTCACTTCCATTAATAGTTCCATCACCATAAAATCTATCTAAGAACTCTTGGTTCTGTCCAACTAATGCTGGAATTTTAATATTAATATATTTAGACCAAAGAGTTTCGCCTAAGATAAAAGGCCTAGGGTTTGAAAACTCATAGTTACTTTGATTCAAATAAACTAATTGAGTTAAAAAGTTTTTAACTTGTGTTTGTCTATCAACACTAACTTCAAATAGGAAACCTTCATAACCTCTAGCATCAAATGAAAAACCAGATCTTAAATGAAGTCTTACTGTATCATATAGAATAAAATTAATATTATCAGTAGCTTCTTGTTGATAATTCAACATATCATTCTCTCTAGAACCTGTCCACTCTATAGAATTGTTAATGAAATTATGCATCTCATAGTTCCCTGTTGAATCATAACCTAATAGTGCATATTTAGTTTTATCATCACCAGGTACATTGACTGCATGGTATCTACCAATTGTTTGGTTAATATCATTTCCTGTTGCTTCATCTGGTGAAGCAAATAGCGGATTAGCTCTAGTATCTACAATAATCTTACCACCCTTTAAATTAGGGTATGAATATTCTATAGTACCGTTTATTGATGGAGTAAACTCTCCTAGTTGAGTTATTGCAGAATATGTATAAATACCTAAATCCCCACTAATTGAAAAATCAGCAGGATTAGAAAGAGCACTTAAATCAAATTTGTAAGTTTTACCATTTTGTAATAGTAAAGTTCTAGCAGCAAAATTTTCTACTGCTAAATAACCAGATATTTCTGTGACGTCAAAGTTTACAACATCACTACCTAACTCATTAATTAAATGACGAGTACCGAATGGGTTGCCTTGTTCCACATCTAAGAACTTAACCTCACTACCATTATCATCTACCTCTATTCGAAACTTCTCAGGATCGTTTTGGTCGTGGTAAATAAACTCAAGTAGAATGTCTTGGTCTATCCTAAAATATCTTGATGATTGTGCCATGTTTTAAAATTGTAAAAATTTCGGTGACCAATATAATCCAACACCTATCGAAGGCCCTGTACTAATTACTTGGTTATTATTTAAGTTAATACCATATCCAACACCAAAGCCAACTAACCATCTAGATTTCTTTTGGTCCTGTCTATTTAATCTGCTATTAACTAAGTTTATGTTTTCAATATCTTTAATCTCTAACCCAGGGTAGCTTGTAGATAATTTTAATCTATCAGCACCATCTACGTTCTCAATTGCTGCCATTAAGCTTAGAGTTTGTGTTAACTCAAATTTAGTTTCTAATACTTTAAACTGTTCAAATTCATATTTAAAGGTAGAAAACCCTGTTAATTCTCTAGAGTTACCATTGCCAAAATCTTCAGCAGATGAAAATGTAACTTTAGTAGTTGTCGTGTCTATAGTCTCAGTTGTAGTAGTTACGTTTAGACTATCTTTAATTTCTAAGTTAGCTGAGATTAACGAGTTAACCTCTTTTAAATCTTTATTTAATGCTAACGCTTTCTGATACTTCTTCGTTAACTTAGCTTGACTAGATTGCATATTTGATAAATCAAATTCATACGATCTAATCTGAGCAAGCTGATCGCCATTATCATTCCTTAATATTGTAACAGAGTCTTGAGCTGCTTTAAAATTATTAAGTTGTCTACCAGCATCTTCTTGTGCTAACTTGACATCTTGTTTTAAATTCTCAATACTATTACACTGTCTAAGAAATAACATAACGACAAGAGCTCCAGCGATAAATGTCACTAGAGTCTTGTTCGAGAGTATATTTTTTATTTTGTCTTTCATAATTTATTAATTGCCGGAGCATAGTGTACTAAGATTTGTAATCAATAATTGTGGTGGAACATAGGTTCCAGAAGAACCTGTAATAGTTCCAGGTACTGCACAAATATATTGAGTTTGGTACGGTGATACTGTTGTAGTCATCATAATACCAAATCCATTTCTATACATAATACTTCCACTAATGTAAGAAGAATTCTGTACAGTATGGTTCATAGCTAAAGTTCCGCTACCGCTACCACTACCTGAACTTGATTGGGTTGTAGCTGGCGTCATATTAGCACTCCATCTAGCATATAACTGTAATTCATCATAAATACCATCCGAGCCTGTAAATGCACTTGTCGGTGGCGTTGCGCCTGGGTTATATGATGTACCTGTTCCCATGTAACTAGTATTCCATACATCAAATGTGTAACCAGTTCTAGTAAATGGATTATTAGCTACTGTTAAACCTGCACCGCCAGTATTACCACTTCCAATTCCTGACCCAGTACCACCATTAGCATCATAACTAATTTTATATTGTGGCGATCCTACTGCAGTATCTTGAACAATTAATTGTTCCCCTGCATTACTATATCCACTAGGTATGTTAAGAACCAAAGAATAAGTATGTGTCCCTTCTACTAATGAGCTAGGGTTAAACGTTACTACACCAGGGCCATTCTCTGCCCAAGTATACTGTGCACTAGTACCTTCTAAACCGTTAGCAACGGATAGGTTAGCCATTCCCACTGTATATTCTGGTAACGTTGTAGCCGCAGTTGCTTGCGTTGTAGCTGCAGTTGCTTGCGTTGTAGCCGCAGTTGCTTGCGTTGTAGCAGAAGTTGCTTGCGTTGTAGCCGCAGTTGCTTGCGTTGTAGCATTTGCACCTACTTGAATAATACCAACATTTTCAGTTACATTAGAATTACCTGGGTGTGTGATTGTAATTGTACCAGTTCTTTGATTTGTACCTGTATTTTCTGAAACTGTAAATTCAGCTCTATTATTATTTGCACCTCCAGAATAAGTATTAAATGTCAACCAAGATGGTGCTGAAACTAAACTAGAATTTAAAAGCTGACCTGCAACTCCGTCAATTAAATAAAGGAAACTTCCACTAGCTGCATCCGAAGATACACCTGAACTTGGATTCCATGATAATCCATCAAACTCAATAGTTTGTGCAACGGTTGTGGCTGCAGTTGAATTTGTTGTAGCTGAAGTTGCATTAGTTGTAGTTGCAACAGCACCCGTCCAAGGATCTCCATTAACATCTACTTCAACATCTTCTCCATTTGTAATTTCAATTGAATTACCATATAAAGACCCGTCGTAATTTACTACAATATCATCTACAGGGTCAAGGGTAATCGTACCACTAAATCCGCCACCTCCACATGGAGACATACAGAATGGAGTCCATGTAGTATTACCGATTCCATCTGCAACAGCTCCCCAAAACTGATTAGCATAATATCTAATCATACCAGCTTCAGGAGAACCAATTATACTTTCAGGTAGTTTAAATGTAGAATTAGCACCTATAAAATAAGCATCAGTACCAAAACCGTCATTACCAATTGAAAACTTATCAGTACCTAAACTAAACTCAACGGTTTGAGCTGTATTAGTAGGTCCAAAAGTTTCAGCAAGTTTATATCTTACAAAAGGATCGCCATTATTATCTACATCTTCTTCTGATACAAGAGTAATACCAACGTTATCATTAGTACCACTTACTTGACCGTGCCAAAATGTAACTAATTCATCTGAAAAATTACTTCCACCCTGTGCATGTTTACCGATAACTAAAGTAGATCTTAAATCTAATTGACCATTATTTCCGTTTACATTATCATAAGTCTGATCTCCTAAAAAGATTATAGGGTGATAATTATCGTTCTCTAATTTAGGCTTAAGTATTACATACTCTGGGTTTACATCATTACTTGGGTTAATTGCAATAGTTTCCCATCTAGAAGTTGTAGTTCCAGTTTCACCCTTTAAACCTTGAGCACCTTTTTGTCCTTTAGCACCAGTTTGTCCAACTGATCCGGGATTTCCTTTTAAACCTTTTTGTCCTATTGGCCCACCTCCATTTGCAAGAATCTGGTCAAAGTTATAGTTAACCTTTTCCCACTTGATCTGGCTTGAGTCGCTAGGATGTAGTATTTCTTGAATGTTAATGGCCATGTCCTTATGACGTTATTTTTACCATAGGTCTAATCCTATAGGAGTAACCTAATCTTTTATTATATATCAATCTAAAATTAAGGGGCTTTTGTTCGTGAGCTTTAAAACTAAAGTTCTGATCCGCAATAAAGCCTCCATCATCTAATGCATCTAACGTAGATGCATTTTCAAGCGTTGATGCAACACCTTTTACTCTTTTAGTAAATAGTTTAATTTGATTAACGCCGAATGCATTTACTAGGTTATCGCTAATGTATAATCTAGCATCATCTTTCAAAGTTGTTTTATCTTCAGCCGAGTCTATTGGCAGCACATATTTTGTAATAGAAGCTAATACCCCTTCTTCGCTTAACCTTCTATTAATTGTAAAATCAATATAAAAGTCAAATAATACTCTTTCTCTATCTTCAAACATTACAACGTCAGTCTTATTAGTATTATTTCTTAAAATACTATCTAGTTCTTCTTCTGAATTTACGATTTCTGTTTTAAACTGTAATAATTCATAGTTATCTGCAGTTTTCATAATAGTAGATGCTAAATACGACTTTTCTTCTTTAGTTTCAAATGTACCAGGAACTGGCTCTGTTAAACCACCCGATAAAGCCCTAGTATAATAGTTCTTATCCCATGAAGATCTAAATACATGAACATCTTTTTTATCAATAGCGATTTCACCAATTAATGGATATAGCGGTAATTTATCTGTAGACGTAGATAGTTTTGTAATACCAGCTGTATTAAACTCATTTACCTTTCTGTAGAAATGATTTTTAATTTTACCCCATTGTACATCATGTGTACCACCATCATAAATAAATCCTAAATTAAAAGCAACGCCACATCTATTATATCTTCTATAGTAATCTTTTGCTAATTCAATTTCAGATAGATCTGATAGAGAGTGTTTGTACATTCTTTCTTCAAGAGTAATCTCATTTATATTTGATGTACTTTGTAAAGTGTTTGTCTTCATGTGTGCATATATGTCTGTGAATGTTACAACCGGGGTTGTATCAATCGTATATCCACCGTTATGTCTAATTAAGAACGGATAGTAGGTAAAACTATTAGTTAAATTATAGCCAATATTACTCGTCGATAACTTAAATGATTCAGGTTTATCTTCATCTTCTGTAGTTATGATAAAAGACTCTTTAATAATTTCTACACCATCTTCAATTAGAATAATAAATTTATTCTGCTCAATCGTACCGTCGGTTTGAACAGTCGTATACTTTACACTACCTGGTTCTCTAAGCAGCATCTCGGCTACGTTTTGTATACCTAATGCATTTAAAATATTTTCGTAGGCATTTATACCACCCTGAATATATATGTACTCAGCATTCCATTGTAAATAACCTGGCAATGTATTCAAATCTATAAATGGAGTTAATGGATCTCCGTTTTGATCAAAGCCATCACCAAAATCACCATCGGTAATATTTTTTACACCTTGTGTAAGTTTAATACTATCTTGACCTTCAATCTCTTCTATATTTACTCTTAATGTCATTTCACCAAAAGCAGTGTTTAATTTAACTATGATATTACCAAATGCATCATCATCGTTTTTATTAATCTGTTCTAAGAATTGAGGCATACTACCATCTGCATGCTGTAAACCTTTTAGTATTAAATAATCGTCAGCAGCATCGTTGGTTTGATTTAGAGAATTAAAATCTAAATGACCATCTAATTTTATATCAGAATATTTAAAAGTGCCGGCTTCATTATCCCAAACAAGAGAATGTTTTAATTCATAAAGTAGTTTTTTGGTTAACGTTTGATCTGCCCATAAATCATCTAGACTTAGTGAGATAAAGAATACCACATATTTAAACTTATCGTTTTGAATTACTTCATACTCAATATCATTTGACTCTTGTGCAGTTTTTACGTTTAGCAAAATACTGAATTTATATCCATTAAATTCTGACGACTTAATAAAGTCAACTGGAGTATCTGATGTAAACTCTTTTCTATTTTTAAACTTAATCTTTAGCCCTTTAAAAATAGTTTCAGCAAAAGCTATATCATTACCGCCGTCAATTTTAGTATATTTCTTTTGTCTATTTGTTTTTACAAAAGTCTTATAGTTATTATCACCTTTGGTCTCAAACCCTTCCGTTACAAAGAATCTATCAAAGTAGTCATAATTTGTATCTTTAAAAATAGCAGGGGTAATCTCAAACCCTTCCATAAAGTTAATATAACTAAATGAATCATTTAATCTATAAATAGGGTCAGCTCCGTCTTCTCCTAAATTCTTAGTTAAATGTTTAGGTAGGTTATTAACATAAAACCACTCATGTGTCATACCTAATCTATTTCTATTTTCAAAAGATAAATCTGCAGAGAAGTTAGATCTTCCAAATGCTTCATTAGCATTTAAGTAATATGGTTGTTCTCTTACAGTAAGAGTATCTTTTAATACCCACTTATTAATATTAGGTATTACTCTAGAGTCAACAGCAAATTCTTTTAAATAGTTTTCTTGTAGTCTATCGTACTCGCTTTGAATAATATTCTCTTTAAACTCATCAGCTTGTTCTTCTAATAGTACATCATTTAAACCTGTAAAATATCTTTCTGGTTCAATAGTATATTCTGTATTTTCAATATCACCAAATGGATATATGTCATTTGTTTGATCTCTTTCTGGTTCGTATGCAATTTCATTTTCAGTTTCATACTGTAATTCTTTTAGTTTAGAATTAGAAGTATCATAAAAGTCAAAATTCATATCATGAATATCATACGCTGAAAATAAACCTAGTCTAACTAGATTATCAGCAAAGATATTAATTTCACCAGAGTCAATTGTATTATCTCTTTCTAAGACAACTTTCTTATATTGTAAAGGTAGTCTTTCAATATCATCTACTATATCAATGACTTTATTGTATATGCCAATTGATTTAGTCTCAATATAATCATTAATATTAATATCATTAACTGAGTCTAAACTTACTAGCATAGATTTATTAGCAGAATTACCACCACTAAAGAAATATACATTACTGTTAGAAAGCACATCAGATGAATCATCACTAATATTTAATCTCAGTAAATTATCTACATCTTCGTTTGCATCATCTAAAGAAATCCAATTATTAGCATTATCATCTGGAATTGCAATACCAGCCTGTAATAACCTATAGCCAACCACATCAGTTTTAATATAAAAATGTTCAGCTTTATCATAGGTTAATGCTGTAAATCCATTATCAACTGAATTAATAGACTTTACAATAGCAGATGTGATTTCTGCAAGAGTACCCTGGTTTGAAAAACTAGTTGAATTAAAATGTCCAGGTGCTAAACCATCAGTACCAAAGAACATATTATTTGCTAAATCATAAGGTACTTGTAATTCTTCTATTCTAGCAATAGTTATATTATTACCCAATGAAGATATACTAGGTTCAAACGGAGATAGCGATGCTCTCTTCTCATAAACAACCATACTATCATCTGACTCCTTTTCAAATACTAGATTGTCACTAATAATACTAAATGTATTATTTAAAGTGTCGACTAGAGTTTGTAAGTCTTCAGTTAAAGTTATGAATAGGTTTTGAAGAGCACCATTTACAGTAATTCCAAATGAAAATATATTACCTACTGTATACCTTTTAAATTGAATTCTATATAACTGTTCTTTAGATGGGAATATTGCAAATCTATCATTAACTGCTGGGTTTTCAACAACATTTACTTTAATAAAATCACTACCAACATTGTTATTAGTCGTCATTTCTACAGACCTTCCGGTTGCAGCTAATTTAATTTCATTAGGAATATTATTAGCACCATCTTCTACTCTAACCTCTAAGTTTAAAGAGTTATAGAATTGTCTAGGAGATATTTTATAGAAATCATCTGAAACATTAGCATATCCTAAAACAGGAGATGACGCCATTAAATGATGTGGAGGAATAGCAGAGTTAGGGGAATCATTAATATCTGAATTTAGATGCTTAAACTTAAGCAGTCCATTATTAGCAGAGCTTAAAGTACCATACCCTGAGTCTATATTATCTACATATAAACCAAAATATCTATTTATACCATAATCTTCAACGTTGTTATCGTTAAATAAGAATTCCATGTTAATTAAATTAGCACATGCTAAATTATTTCTTTGGAATCCGTCTGTAATTAAATTATTTTCAGCTATAATAGTTTGATCTTTCTTAACAAAATCATCATATAGGTATTCACCCTTACTGGTAAATCCACCTTTAGATAAATCAATACCATTGAAACTACTTCTTTCATTTCTATCAAAATTAATAGTTAACGGATTTTTAGGGAATGATTCTGATTGTACGTGGTTTCTAATATAAGTACCAAGTTCAGAATCTCTAGTTAAATCAAATGTTTTAATAATCTCACTATTATTTAAAATAGTTGTCATATTTTCTAAGTTACTTACTGCATCAAAATCTAATGCAGAAGGATCGTTAACTCTAAATATTACAAATTTAGAAGGAATATTTTTATCTAGCCAAATCGGAGCCATCATTCTGAAATCTTCAGTATGAAGCTTAGAATAATTATAGACTGTTCCGTAATGATAATCTTCTTCTATTTGCTTATCAAAAGTTTCTTGTACTGAAAAATCGGAATAGCTTTTCTTTGTTAAATAAATTTGATCTGAAGGAGTCTTTGACTGTTTAAAGAATTTTTGTAAGTCGTAAGCCCACTGTCCATCTTTATTTAAACTAAATTTTTTATATTCAACTGAAGCTAATTCTTTTGTAGCATCAATTGACTCAATAAACATATTACCATTCGAGTTAACTACTAATTTAGCATTTGTTGATAGTTTAGGGTTTGTTCTTAATAAAGGTTTAGATAAATCATCTAATTGATAATTACTTTCTAAATCAAAATTAGGAATAGATCTATTAATTATATCAGCATCATCAGCAGTCTGTAGTGTATATGTGTTCGTAAAATTACCATCTAATATACATGTGTTACAGTCAGCATAGCCGTAATTAATTTCAGCACCACTTGTTAACCCTATGTCCGGACCTGAAACTCTAACAGGCCTTACATTTATACCTTGATATTCTTGTTGGCTATTAAGAATGCTAATAGCATCATCAGCGTTTACTGCAAAGATTTTATGAACTAAACTAATACAACCTATCAAATTATCGCCATTCATAATAACAGGAGGTGCAATCTGATCCCATAAATCTTCTAAATAAGAGCTAGAACCAGGTTCAATAGTATGCAGTCCATCTACAATATACATTGGCCAATAAGGAACGCCTTCTTCAAATTTTGCTTCACATGAATAAAAAGCATAAAATACATTTTCTCTAGATGTTGAAAATCCAGAAGGTACATCACATTCATTATTAGGTAATCCTAAACAAATAGCAGCATTTGGTACAGGTCTTTCATATCTAGGTGTACAATTAGCAAGATTTGTAGTGCTTAATGCATCTTCTAAATCACCTGTATCTGGATTATCACCTTTCCATCTAAAATTACCAATATAGCCGCTTGAATTATCATTTTCCCAAACAGCAAATTGAGCTAGGGGTGCACCGTTTTGATCTGCTAAAAATACAGTACTTGGCCAAAGGTTATCATAATCTAACATTTGAGCAGAAGCCTCATCCGTAAATACTACGATATTATTTTTTAGTAAATATGTTAATTTACCAATATTATCTGTATTATCTAAAGCAGTATCATTATATGTTGCCAGTTCATCTGCTCTAAACCAAAGAGTATCTGCTATTACAGAACCTGCGCCTGTACATGCAGCATCAATAGATGTAGGCATATTTTGATTAAACCATATATCTACCGAATATGTTTTATAGACGATTGGATCTGCACATTCTGTGGCTATTTGAGAAGTCCAATTACCACCAACTAATCTAAAGTAATTATCTTGTAAGCTATTATCTGAATAATAACCAGAAGGAACTAATAAACCAGCAGGTGCAGTTTGACCATCATATTGGTTTGCAAAGTATTCGTTTGAGAATAGTTGCCCACCCGCAGTTACAATATCACTTAAAGTAGGTTGTGCCCCGTTAAGTCCATTATTAACATCGTCAGGATCTATTATATTTTGCCAAACAACTGCCTCTTCATAGTTGCCTCTACAAATATCGTTTTCATCGTTTCCAAATTGTACTGAAATTTGCCAAGCATTACCTGTTGTTACGTTACAGTTAATTATACCTTCTATTACACCAACTGAATTTATTTGTAATGCTTTAGTTGAATTACCATCCTGTACAGAAACCCATTGGTTAGAATTAGAAGGAGCTATTAATGGAGATGTCGGAGTATTATTTCCAGAATCTATTTGTGTATAAATACTATGCCCTATGGCCAACTGAGCAACAGAACCTGCTTGCGCCGCATCTAAGTATGCGATAATTCCTTGGTTTAAGTTACATGCTGTGTTCCCATCTCCAGTAAACTGAGATCTATTTACAGTAATAAAACCAACACCATTAACTCTAATTGAAAGTGTAAATGGACCTCCTGTTGCTTCATCATTAAATGCATCTCTTGCAGTAATCTCATAAGTTTCTACTATGAATTGGTTAACAGGAACGTTTAGAGTTGCAGAGTTATATGTCCATGAGCCATTAGCATCTAAAGTAAAACTAGAACCAATGAGTCCTGAAGTTTTAGTAGATGTAAAAGTAATCTCATTTTGGCTTCCGTCAGGATCACTAATAAAAACACTATTATTTACATTACCAGTTAATGTACTAAACTGTTGTACCTCTCCTGATGTAGCAGTTTGATTCCATACCGGAGCCGCATTAACTGCTGCACTTAAAGTAAATTTAAAATCAGCCGCGGAAGATTCAAGCTGTGGATTTCCATCATCTTTAACCTTTACCCAAAAGACATCTTCTTGTGAAGATGGGTTACTATTAGGACCTAAAGTAATATTACTAGTATATAAAAATGCAGGAGGTACATTATTTTGTATAGTTACTGTTAAAGTACCATGTTGACCTGTATAATTACCAGCTGTCATTGGTGTTCCACCAGAACCACTTAATCCAGCACCGTTATCATTAACAGAAATGTAGTATGTTAAGTCAGCTGCAGGTGTTTCCTCAGTTGCGTTAATATAAGCACCTAGGTTAAAAGATGGGTAAACATCTCCAACATTTACAGACGGTAGTGTAAATTCATTACCACCCTGAATAATTGGAGCTTGGTTTTGTGCCTGTTGTACTACTAAACTAATAGTCCCGTCATCAGAATCTCCAGAATCATCGAACGCTTCATACGTTACTAGATTGGTAATTGCAGCATCAGTATCAGGTATAATTTTTATAGTCGGAGCGCCATTACTACCATTAGAAATAACAGCCGGAAGTGATAAAGCACCGCCGCTACCATTAACATCTTCAACAGTACAGTTGACTGCTGTTAAAATTCTTATTTGTAAATCACCAGCTCCAAAACTATCATCAGAATCACCTACTACTCCAGCACCCGTCCAACCGGTTGGACTAGAAAAATCTAATTCTTTTTCAAGAGGGTCTGTATCTGCAGGTATATTAAATGTATAGTCGTAAGCTACTGGAATTGCATTAGAACCTGCTTGTGTAATAGTTCTCCATGCAGAAACCTTTGATGGATCGTCAGGGTGTTGCAGCCTAATCTCGATAGATCTACTATCATTAGAAGGATTCGGTGGGATAACAATCTGAATATTACCACCTGTAAGACTAGAATTTGTTAGAAATATTGTGGGAGTACCACTATCCCAGGCATTATTAGGTGTTCCGTTTTGTAGCTCAAAGTCTTGGCCATCTAGGTTTCCATTAGCGCCAGTCATACTATATTGCTCTAAAGGAGCTGACGGCTGTGAGTTTTGATCTTGGCCAGCAGATCCTACTGATATATTACCAGTATTACCACTATCCCATGCTATTGAATCTAGTTCTGTTACAGATACTCCAGTTACAGTTACCGTAACCTCTTGTCCGGTATTATCAAAACCACTTGGGACTGTAATATTAATATCGTAATCAGAAATACCTAATGTATAATTAGTAGGGTTAGCACTTGCAAATGCACCTAATCCACCAATAGTTACATCTTGAGAAACAATTGAAGTACCAGTTAATCCAGCTGCTACTGTAACTGGTTCTGCATCTGCTGGTAAAAATGTTGCTAAAGTTGTTGTTGCTTCTGTAGTTGCTAACGTTGTAGTAAATGTGCCTGCTTGTTGTCCTGAACTATCAATTTGAATAACATCACCAGTATCTGTTTTATACCAACCAGGAGTAGGATTACCTTGAGAGTCTGTAACATTACCATCAAACGGATTTGATAACCCAGATGAAGGAGGCGTCGCTGTATTATCAAAAGTTGTAAAATACACCGTGCTAGCTACAGCATCATCAATCCATGTTATTTCATCAAATGGACCTGTATGCCCTAACGCTCCTGCCGACGTTAAATACCCGACATCCGATAAGTTTATTTGTTGTACTGCCATTTACCTTTTTATCTTTTATAGAGAATCCTCTCTACTATATATCCATCCAACTGGTGGGGACATATACATTATCTAAGTAATCTCGCAGCTTTGATAGAGTTTAAGTTCTTACCTTTTGGACCATACTTTGCAAACACTTCTAAATCGAATGAGAATTGTTCACCGTACTTGTCAAAAATGTCTAAACCTATTTTCTTAGTATAAGTTAAGTTATTATACGCAAGTCTTCCGAAACCACCAATTCTACCAGTGTCAATAGATTCGTTGTTGCCAAAGTAATCAGTCATTCTATATTGGAATACTACATCTACTGAAACTGCGTTCGACTCATTATCTTTTTTTGCTCTAATTTCTTTTGCTGACCTTTTAGTTTCACCACTAACTTTTAAACTATCTAAATTAACAGGAGACATAAATAGGTAAGCGCCACAAGATCTACCACCTAATAAGTACTGGTCACTTGCGTCAAAAGACATTTTAATAGGTCTTACAATTGGACCATTACCTGCAGCAATTTGAGCATCATTTAAAGCAGTATCAAATAACCCATCACCTGAGTGGAATGCAGTTTGTTGTTTAGCAGTAACTTGTGTCGTATTTAAGTCATATCCAAATATACTAAATAGAGTACCACCTGTTGCTTGAATAGAAGTCTTTGTCATAGAAAATATCATTGACTTCTTAAGGTTTGATAGATCAACACTATTTGCACCAGACTCTTGTACACTATCCCATAGATTCTCTAAAAGAGGGTGGTCTTTGTGAACAAATAAACCTGTATTATATTCACTTAAAGTAATAGTACTAGTACTAGTTGTATTAATTTTATCAGCATTCCATGAATCTGTATAGTTGGAAAAACTTCCAGCCCAAATAAAGTCATTTGCACTATTTGTTGCAGTCCATGGTGTGTTAGTATCAGGAATACTTAAATCATACTCGTAATCTTTAATCGATATATTAGCTTCTGGATTTAGAGGAGATACGATATAGTGCGGATTTTGATTTGCAATATCCATATATCTACTGTAGATAAACTGACCTCTTCTTTGCATTGACTGGTAAGGTGCATCCCATGTATTATCATAAGTACCTTCTCCAGCGCCTGCTCCACTTGAAGTATTATTAGGAATATTTTGATACTGAACTGGTACTAGGTCGTAATTACCCTCTTCTTGGTAGTAATTATCTCTAATAACCTTATTATCAATAGCTTCACCAGATTGATCGTTTTCTTTAATACCAAACCCATTATCGTGTTCCGGAGAACCGGGTTTAACAGACTTATATGCTGGTTTAGTTCTATCACCAACTAGCCTAGAAACTAATTCTAATTTAGTGGCTTTACTATTTTCTAATTGTAACTTAAATGTCTTAGTTACAATATGTCCTTTTCTAATTGTAAGATCAGCAACTTCATCTACATAATAACCTGCAAATAATTGAGTTGTAGTATCTTTTACGATATTAGTAACTGTTCCATCTTCAGCAACAATCTTAACAACCAATTCTCCAACTTCAGCTTCAACAGTACCTTTAAGACCTGCGATCTGAGCTTCAAGTTCCGCTATCTTGTCATAGACTGATATTGGTTTTTGTTCCGGAGATAAAAAGCCGGATGCAATATTTGTTGCAACGTGAGCATAATAGTTTTCATTTGCAGTAAATGCATCTTCAACATGAGTATAAACTCCTTGTGCAGTTAACTCTTCAACAATTTCTACTTTTGCTAATTCAGCAGTATTAACTTCTACTACAGCAGCAACATCAGTTGTATCAACCTCTTCTTCCGGGAATGATACTGTAACTGGCTCTGACCAATCAGATAAGATTGGGTTAGCAGGATAACCAGCTTCTGAAACTGATTTAATTCTAATTTCTACTAGCTCACCCTGGTTAATAGCAATATCTAACTGGTTAAAGTTAATTTCTTGTCCATCTTCGATTTTAGTTTCTTGCCATGTAAATTTACTAGCAATATTACCGTTATTATCAATAGACTTTGCTCTCTTTCTAACTTTAGATTTCTTTTCATTCCAGTTTGAGAAGATTGCCTGCTTTTCTCTACTCTCATCAGTAAATTTAAGCTGAGCTGCTTCTGCCGCCTTTCCAGAAGTAGATAAGTATCTATATTGTATAATAAACTGCACAACGTTCTGGTCTAAAGTATCTGCTACTTGTTTAGCTGAAGGTACAGCCCAGAAACCTCTAATTCTATATTTAGGTGCAATCTTAGTTGCATTAGATGAAGAAGATAATGCCTGAATCTGTGTTACGATTGAGTTGTAAAGTTTAGATTCTGATACTCTTTCTTCAATTAATGCATTTAATTCGTTTTTATCTTTATCTTTCTGTATTTTAGATTCATATTTCTTAGTAGCAATCTCAGATCTCTTTTTAGAAATTGTGTCATCTAATTTTTTAACAGCTTCAAGTACTTTGGCTTTATCTGCAGATAATTTCTTAATTTTATCCGCTGAATCATTATCAGTTAAATGTTTATTAATCTGAACAACTTTAAAGTTACTAGCATTTAATGTAGGAGCATCTGGAGTTACACCAACCGTTGCAGGTGGTATATTATCCTCTTTAATAGACATAATAAGTTTACCAAAGTCAGCCACATTTGCTTTGTAATAATCAGAAAGTAATGTGATACTACCATCTTCCTCTAATATCTCTAAATCATTTGAATAGAATCCAATACCTGGAGACCATGATTCAGCTAAGATTTTAGATTCAGGATCTAATGCTTTTACAAAACATAAAACTCTTTCATCAAATCCTACAGGTATTTCTAGATCTAAATTATTATCTTCTACCTTATAGATTGATAAAGTACCTGCACCAATCTTAATAGCCTCATAGCCCTCTATCAACGTAAGCTCAGCCTGACGAGTTGAAGCGTCCAGCTTTGTGATTCTATATCTTGTGTTTTTAGAACCACCAGTGACCATCAATTGATCGCCTACGCGTAATAATTCAGTCTCATCTAGATCTTTATCATTATCTGAGTATGTTAATCTATCTAAAGTATATAATTTGATAGCCTGTTTTACAGTAATACCATCTTCTAAAACTTCTCTTTGAGAATTTGAAATTGATAGGACATCAAACTTGCCAGTATATTGTGTAGTTCTATAAGGCATATCTCTTAACTCTTCGTCAAGTGTATATGCAATGTTGTTATTGACAATATCTCTAATAGCAGTTAAGTAATCAATATTATCTTGGTCTCTATAATTTTCATTAAAGAAGTCTACTGCTACTTGATTTGTACCATCAAATAAAATTCTTTTTACTAAAACCCTTTCTGTATCATTTGGAATTTGACCACTAACATCTATCGTTGTGGCTAACATTGGGTTTAAGAAATCTTCTGCAAAATAATTAGGCTTTGAAATAAAAGCAGTCGGTCTAGCTAAAGACGTAATATCATTTGCTGGAGTTTTTAATGAAGTAGTAATAATACTTTGAAAAGTACCATCTGGTAATTTTACTCTAGTCGAACCTTTACCTAAACCTGCTAGAGCTTTTAGATTATTATCTAATCTCTCAAGTTCTCTTTTCATATAGCCGAATCCAGGTACAGATACTATTTTAGTACCCTCGTCAGTTAGAATTTCTAACGGGATGTCTTTCGCATTAGTAGTTACTGCTTCATTAATACGCTCAAACGTCTTTAGCGAGTTAGTATTAATCTCTAGCAGTTTCTTTAGAGAGTTAGATATAGAGTTGTTCGTGTTCATATTATCTTAAAATATCTACTTCAAATACATAATTGACCGGATCGATACAAACGATTTCAAAGTAAGGTTTATTTGTTAATAGCTGTGATGGAGCAATAGTTGTAATAGTAGTATTAAACCCACCAGACTTATTAGTTAGTATGTTAATATTATTACCATCTACATCTATCGTATCAATAGCTACTTTGAAAACTTGACCCTTCTTCCAACCTGTTGTTGAATCATCAATGTATATATTTAGGTTACTATTTAGCACCTCTTGGTTTAACAAGTTATTTAAACTTAATCTATTTGAATATGCGTTTAGTTTGGCCCAAACACCATATTGGTTTGCTAATGAGTTATCAAATGGAGTAGTTGGGGTTAATGCGCCAGTCGTAATCTGTGATGCAATATCCCATTGATATACATCAGATACAGCGTAACCATCTACATCATTATTAACTTTAATTTTACCTGCAATAGATTTATCAACTGTAGTACCTCTACCTGAGAAGATTACATCTGTATTATATTGTAATTCTACTGGGATAGTACCATCTACCAATTGATTAATTTTTGTGTGAGCATTATTAATTAATGCTAGTAATGCATTTGAATCTTGTAACTGTAATGAAGATGCTGTAAAATCATCTTCTAACTCTTGAATTCTAGACTCAAGTGCCGCAGCTCTAGCAGTACCTAAGATTACGTTTTCTAAAGAGTCTAATCTTTCTACAATTTTATTATATCTATTATTAGCTTGTAGTAATAGATCTGTCGCATTCTCTAACGCTGTAGTAGTGTCCATGAAAAGGTCCATGGAGAAAGTAGTAAAGTCATTTATACTTGTCTCAACACCTACGTTATCTAGCGATGAATTAAATTTAAGATTTAATTTTAAAGAATATGCATTACCATTTAAGCCTGTAACTTCATTAGGCTTAAATTTAATTTGCTCGTGAATTTTTGTACCCGGTCCGTAAGCATCTAAAATATCATCTAAGATTAGAATTCCGTACAGGTTTGTAGCTCTATTTGCTGGTACAGAAGAGCTATATAAATCATAATAAACTAAAACAGCATTAAACTTAAACTGTTGTCCAGTTTTTGCATAGTCTAATAAAGACTCTACGTCTGGATTATTTTGAATTGTTTCATAAGAAGCAGTTTCCCAATCAATTTGTACCGAATCAGTAGCATTTGTTTGAATGTCATAGTATGGTCCTGAGTTTAGGGTCCATTGATCTACTACAGGTTCTAAATTAATATTAGGATCTGGATGTGTTTGACCTTCTCTACCTTCAACATTTACTGCGTTAACATCAGTTGGATAGAGTTTAGTTGCAGATGTATTATAGTCTGTAGGCTTAAACAATACTAGAGGTGTATTACCTACCGCTGTCGGTACGTTAATATAAACTTCATGGTAAGTATTGCCTTGATAAGCTACGTCGTTCTCAGCGTCAATATGACCTAAGTATTTAACTACTTTATCGTAGTTCGAGCCGCCTAAAATAGAATTATTATTTTCAGCGTATGCTCCTGTTGAACTCTCATTAGAATCAGTTGGTCTAAAATCTACAGCACCTAATGCTGATAACCACTTAAAGAAAATCTTTTCTGCATCGGATTGCAGAATAATTGGGTCATAGTCATCATCCTTTAGAAGTATCTCTTCTAAATTTAATGCGTAATTTTGGAATGTTTGAGCGAAATCCACATTGGGCTGAGTTGCATTATATGCTTGACCAGAGGGTTGCTTTAAGTTTACCTCAAAGTCAATAGCGTTAGCTCCGTCAACAGATTGCGTAAAATCAGGTAGATCTAGTAAAGCGAATTTACTAAATTCAAAATTGATGTCAGCACTGTTAAAGGCTCTAGTAATATCTCTCGCCGAAGAAGCGAAAGCATACATTGTGCCACCTTGCGGCTGTGGTATTCTTACTAATGGAGTTGCCATCTACAGTTTCGGTTTAATTTTTATTGTACAGTTACTTTATGTGAACCTACCACATACCAAACTGTGTTAAAACATCTCAGTGTTATCGTCGAGTTAAGACCATCTAAGCTAATTGAAGTAGCAGCTAGCGCAGCACCTTGTCCCGTGTTTGCTTTAACTTCAACTGCTGAATTTGCTACATTAATTAGAGTAACTTCTTGCCCGTCATCTCCAACTGGAAGCGTAAATTCCCCGTCAATAAAGTAGTTAGACTTATCTAAGTTACTTGGTGCTGTATTGGTTGTTGCTACTGCAGCAGTTCCAACTACACCTGACTTAATAAGTTTACCACCTAAATTAACATTCTGCATTGTAGCTGCTGTGCCAAATGTTGCACCTGCAGAACTAACAGAAAGTAAAGCTGAGCCGTCTACTACGTTAAGCTGTTGTGTTGTTGCTGAAGATAAACCACTTAATACACCAGTAGTAGGGTTTATTAAAGCTACAACTGAAGCTAACTCGTCGTTTAATAACTCAAAGTTACTGTTGATAACTGGTCTCGATGATGATACCGAATCTGTACCTAAAATTTCAGTAATGTTTGCCATTTTATATTTATTTTACTTTTAACATGTTGCGTTTTACAACGTTCTTATTTCCATACGTGTCTTCAGCTTCCAGTTCAATCGAGTAGTTACCCGGCTCTTGGAAGATGTATGTAAGCCACATATTATTATAGTATATATCATTGATTTCTGGGTTAGTTATATTAGTGATAGTCCATTTTGGATTTCTAGCACCTGGAAACTTAGAAATATCAGTTGATATAGTGATATGGGTAGATCTTTCAACTTCTGCCCAATTTTTAAATACTTTTAAATTATCCCACGAAGGATTATATGCCACAGAGTGTACAAAGCCATCTGCGGGCGCATTGACTGTAGACGCAGTGTCTTTAATAATCTCTACTTTTTCAAAATCATAGTTCTTAGAATACTCTTGACCTGAACATAAAAGGAAGTAGAATTTATCAAAATTATCAATATCACTATCATTATCTTCATCTAAGAAAATAGGGTTATAGTTAAATTTAGCGATAATAGGATCTGTACTAGCCTCTAATTCATTTGCAATAGTTTCCCATCTAGTAATATCATTAGCACTTAAAGGAGACTCAGATAAAATCTTATGCTCCCCTACTATTACTTCTTTTGTTGATGGATTTCTATGTGTAATTTTTAGAATATCACCCTGTTCAATCCAGTTAATCTTAAAAGATGCTGTTAAATCTGGGCCAACTCTCATGTTATCCCACCAGTTATGAACTGTATCTTTCCATCTAAATTCACATTCATCCCATTGGTATGGTCCAGTAGTTTCTGAATATCCAGTATCTGAGAATGGATCGACAAACCTTCTTACCATTGAGAATCTTACACCTTGGTCTTCTTCTCTATGTAAATAATTTGCTCTATCTAAAGTTTGATAGAATGTTGCAATGTTATCATCAATCTTTGCAGTGTTATCTTGTGCAAAATTCCAATATCCACCTGATTTATCCCAGTCTAAAGATTTAGAATCCCATGTTGCAATTCTATCTTTACTATCTACCTCTAACCATTTATAGATACCATATAATTCTAACTCTTTTAATTTAACCTCAAATAGATCGTCTTTCTTATAGTAAGACATGTGGCCAAATAGATCATAAATTCTTAATTCTATAGTATAAGCTCCGACATAAGGTAAATTAACAGGTAATCTTTTATAGTCATCAACTGGACCTCTATATTCTTGGTGCCATCCCTGTGGTCCATCAATAATCCATTCAACTTCATATACCCATCTTTTCCACCAATCGTTCCATGTTACTTTTAGATTTTCATTTGCATCAACTGCATCATCCCAAACAAAATTAGCCTCGTCCCAAACATCATCCCAAGACTCCATAGAATCTAAAATAACTGGACAGCCTATTGGAATTTTAGTTGAAGAAAAATTAGAGTTCCATGAATTCATTTCCCTATCATGATAAGTCTCGTAGAATTTTTCATAGACTGATTTTAACTCTGTTCTTTGAGCTACAGTCATGGTAGACTCTTCACCAATAGCTAAATTTAAAAATGTATTATAGTTATTAGTAAGATCATCTTGATCTAGGCTTGGTTTTAAAACCATCGATGTATCTTCAATAAAAAGATCTCTATCTTTTGGAAATACATCAAACTTTACTCTATGTCCCTCTGTAAAAAAGCCAATTGGATTTTGAATCTTCCAAATATTTAAGTTCTTCTGAGAGAAATAGTCGCCTTCTCCTGTAATATCTACGATTTTAGCTTCAAGGGGTAAAAAATCTCTTTGTAATCTATTCTTTAAACCGTATAATTTAATTAGGACTTCATCTGGAGTATAATCAAATACCTCATCAACATTTGCAATATCCCATTGATCGAAAGTTCCATTAGGCTCATTTAATCTATAGACTAAAGAAAATCTACTAGTTTTCTTTTGAGTTGAAGAAGGCATCTTAAATTTCAAACGCTTTCTTATTCTCTCTCCTCTTACCGATGAGTTAGGTACGGGAATTGCATGTAACTTACCGAAAGTCTTCGAGTCTTTATCTACATTAATCCAATACTCTTTAAGTGTAATCTTATCATAACCGAAAAAGTCAATTGCATTTAGAATAGCTTTATACGTACCAACAAATGGCTTAATATTATTTAGCTCTAATAGTAATTCTTTTCTCTTTTGATTTAGAAGTTGGTAATCAGGATGCATCTCTGAAATATCATGAGACTTAAATAACATAAAGTCTTCTTCCTCTAAAGACGCACCTAAGTTAGCTAATAATACTTTTAATCTAGGATCTTCTGCTTCAACTTCACCATAAAATTCAATTCTTGCAACCACGACCTCACCGGCTTTAACTTGCAATACTCTCTTGTGAATACCTTCATGTTCTGAAGAAACAGCTATGTTAACCTGTAAAGCACTATTTAATTGTGTATTAATACTTTTTAGATAATTACTATCTTGTGAATCAATTGTATCAAAAGGTGCTAACGTTAATGATTGGTTTTTTAATTCCTTTACATAGGCCTTACCACCATCCATGCGCATACCATACATTATTACATCTTTAGATTGGTCAGACTCTATAGCTTCCCAACTAAAATCTAATGTAGTAATTATATTATCTGGAGAGACTGGTTTATTAATAACTAAATCGCCATTTAATAAACACTCTTCTAGAACAAATAGGTTTACTGTTTCGTATAAGTTTGCAGATACTTCTGGCATATAGACTTTACCAGTCCAAATACCATCCGCATCCTGAATTAACTGGATTTCAGAATCAGTACCATTAAAGAATCTTAAATTATTCCACATATTATCTAGTTCTGTCGTCGTCTTTTTCTACCGTAAAGTTCTTGTAATTTCTTAAGTATCTAACCTGTCGTAAAACATTAGTCATCATATCATCAATAAATCCTAAGAACTCTCTCATTACTTGGTTTCTTTGAATAAACCTAGATAGCTGATTTTTAAGCAGACCATTTTTATCATAGTCATATCTTATATTCTTTAGATCATCTCTTCTATGCTTAGCTATCTTATATAGCCTCTTACGCTTGTATGCTCTTATATTATTAAATAACATTATTTCAAGGCTTTTCTATTTCCAGCCTGTACTCTAGTGTATATTGTTCTAGGTACCGGCGCATCATCAAAGTTTATACTAAGTGCTGCTTCAGCATTTATCAACGCGTCGTCTACGATTTCATCACCATCACGATCTAGCCATCCGCCTCTAAAGACAGCAACTTCTTCGTGTTCCATAATGATGTCACCCCATTCGTCTAAGCCTGCAACTGTATAAGGAATCTGGGTAGTAGCATCTACATCCACGGTCTTAACTTCCTCTATACGCTTAAAGAAAACATATTTTTGTTTGCCGTTACCAATTTCTTCTAGAATTACAGGTTCTTGTGGTACAACTGTAACAGTTTTAGACTCATAATAGCCTAACCTTCTTGCGGTCTCTTCTGTTTCAGATATAAATCTCACATTAACTGCATCAATACCATCAATCTCCTCTAAGATATAGACAATATCGGATTTAGGTAATTTATCTCTTCTTGTTACATTTAACATGTAATCACTAACTCTAGCTCTTACTTCATTAAAAATTTCTTGTTTTGTATAGCCTTCAAAATACCTAATATTAATATCCATGCTGTATTTTCTGATCTTAGGTTTTACAAATATAACTTCTGTTGTCACCATTTGTTGACCACTATCTTGAATCACTTGCGACATTTTGTCGTACTCATTTTGATCGAAGAACATTTCATTTAAAGGAATTGAGAAGTAGTCTTGATCTGCTAATAATTTTCTCTTAGCATCTGGAATTGCAAAAATATAGATAACATTATCATCATCTAAATATTGATCCGATGTGGTATTGTATGCATCCACATACGAGAACATACCATATCTTGATAGGAAATACTCGTAATTGTCCGGAGTTGCTAAGACGTAAGATTTAGAAGCGAGAGGGGCCATTAATTTAGTAAACTCAGTGTCCTCTGCATCAGCTCCCATTTTAGGAGATGAAGTAACATTAACTTCTAGATATTCGTTTAAGTCAAATGCAGTTCCATTTGAATCAGTTCCTTCTGAAGTCCATTGGAATTGTAGATCTTGTCCATCAGCTAAATTACCTAAAGCACCTTTATGCTTTACATATTCTACCATAATATCAGAACCTGCTGGAGGTATTGCACCGAAATTACCAGTACCAAAGTAAATATCTAGGCCTCCAGAAACTCCAGTCTTAATAATATATGCTGGTTCCTCGTTTAGCATATCATAGACTGATTCGTGCTTTGTCCATTTTTGCCCGTTAACAGAAACACTAACTTTAGAATGATCTGTCAAAGAGGCTATCTTAACGTTATATGATTGCATCTTTTCTCCAGTTCCAGTAAAGGTTTGTTTTTCAAACTTACCCTGAATAATAGCAACCTTAGTTTTATTCTTATTAGATTTTTCTAATCTATATTTTTCTTGTGAAGATAATATTGTATAAGTTAATCCATTTAATTGACATGTTAACTCAGATCTTGCATCTACATTTAAACCACTACCAGCAATCATACCTAGATCTGCACCAACCTTCCATCTAAATTCTATTTCACCAGTTGCTGCAAACCCTCTTGTTGCATCATGGCCAGTTAATCTTGCCATACCATATATAGACTCTGGTTGCTGAGCTGTGTAAATATTTTGTTCTACTAATGAGTCTTCAATATAGAACATAATTAATTCAGTAATCTCAGAAACTACATTTACTACTTGAGCAAAAGGAGAAGCATCGGTAAATAACGTCCCGGATCTCTTGTATACCCTAGCGATATATGTACGCGCATCTGCCTGAATTTGACTTGCTCGTGTTCTTAGTGTATTTAAAAATTTTAATTCCGCCATTAGTTATTTATCTTAAATTTACTTGGATTTGATATTCATTATTAACTGTAATATCCACATAACAAATATCTCTTACCTCACCTTTATAGAAAGTCACTTCAACGTCAGTTGAATAGTCTCTAGATAGAGGGCAATAGTTATCCAATTGGTTTACTATCTCATTT